CCTGCGAATATCCGTTTCGCACCCCCTGATTTTCACCAGGGGCCAGACTGTACCTTAAGCCCGCTCCGATGGACCAAATCATCATTGCGGACCAACACCCGTGCGGTCGTTGAAGGAGCATCATATCCTAGTCATAGCGGACGTAGATGCTTTACCTGCGGATTGCCCAATCCTGAACGTTATTACTATGAGCGAGGTCATTACCCTGCCTATTACTAATGGTTTCCCACTAGTAAGGAGTAGTTCAGGCTCTAAGGGGTTCCCCGATGAATGAGGTGTTTCGCCGATTTTTGGAAAAAAAGGAGGTAAAATCCAAAAACCGACTAACGGCTGGATGATTTGAAAGACCATCGCAAATGTTTATCCCTCTTACCGTCTTTCTTTGGAGGGCATGCCGTTTTTCCGATCTGTAGAATTTCCACTTACTAAAATTGAATTATTTAATTTCACCGTGGCTGGGAGGTGTGTACACTTTTAAGAAAAAATACGCTTTTAAATCTTGCAATACCGAATCAAAAGGCTTGTAAGAAACACTTTTTTGAATATTTTTATGTGCCAGAAAGGGTCTACAATTTTTCCAAGAAAAACATTCTTGGTATTGATTTTCTTTTGTTAAATCAAAACTTGCAATGGGTTTTGTATGATCCACATGCCATATTTTTCCATAATTTTGAAATTTGTTTATAAAAATGAAAAATAGAATCCGTTTTGATTTTTTTCTTTTGATATTCAACAATTTGTTTATTATACTTTTCCTTATTCTTTTCATAATACTGCTTCTTTAAAAAAATTAAACAATCTTTACAGGCAGAACGGATTGTACCTTTTTTTTTGTGTAAATAAAATTCATTTACTGATTTTGTTTCTAAACAGATTGTGCATATTTTTTCATTTATTTTAGAAAGATCGATTGCAGGTGGATTTTCTGCAATCCTTTTATAATAATCTCTGTTTTTTTTACGTTCTTCTTCTATTTTTTGATCCGACCATTTGGAACGTCGTTTATGTTCAATATCATTACAACACACCTTGCAGATGTGCAAACCTTTTTTGAAATCATCAAAAGGTTTCACTTGCTTGCAATGTGAACAAGTGATATTTGTCAATATTTCCTTCTTTTTTTCATATCGTTCTTGTTTTTTCTTTTGATCACATGATTTGCAAATATTTTTCAAAGAAATAAAATCTTTTGCGAGCCCAACTTTCCCACAATAGATGCAAGTTTTAGGGTTTGAACTTTTTAATTCTGCTTCTCGTCTTTTATTATAATTTTCTTTAGTACATGTTTTACAAATATTCTTTTGTTTCTGAAAATCATTATTCGCATCTTTAGAAAGATTACACTGAATGCACGACTTGAGTGAAATATCCATTTTAATTATTCCAGCCACGGAAAAATAGAATCTTATCAATTTTTAGTTGATCAGGTGGAATTCCGCGAATCTTTGTTGATCAGGCGGGATGCCCTCTTTATCTTGTATCTTTTGTTTTACGTTTTCGATAGTATCAGTTGGTTCCACCTCAAGGGTGATAGTTTTTCCAGTAAGCGTTTTCCCATATACTCATCCTTTCGGATGAGGGTAGACTATGTCTTAAGCATTCTCCGATTGATTCGATCATCACAGAACACCAACACCCGTTGAGTCGTTGAGGGAAAACCATGCCTCTCATCAAAACGAGGTTTAGGTTTTTTACCCGCAGATCACCAATTTCGGATCAATTAAAAATTGATCTTCATCCTATGAATTCTAACCATACCCAGGGCAATTAACTCGGCCATCTCATTCGTTTCCAAAGAGACTTGGTATCATAGGCTTTACGGCTTTCCTGAACATTATAAGGTGTTTCGCCATTTAATAAAAATGACTAGCAGTTAATCGAGGCTGATTCAAACATTTCTCTCAAACTCATAATTAGCCTCAGTTTGAGTGTACTGCTTTTCCCGTCTAACCTTAAACGAATATTTGCATTTTTTCTCCTTTTTTATAGTAAATATTTTTTTTTTAAATCAAAAAAATATTTATAAAAAAGGTTCTTTCTCTTTAGATAAAATAAATGTCTCAAAAAAGCAATGAAGAGAGATATAGAGAGATTTTACCTTTTACCAATCTTCCAAAATTTCGAAAAACTCGTTATCAAGACTATATATTATCTTATATACAAAATTTAGAGAGTATGACAAAAATTTTTGATTTATCAGATTATAAAGTTTTAATACCTTCGATAAGCAATACATTAAACGACATTGGGAGAAAAACATCGTTCTTAATCAATATATTTACCTATTTAAAATTTAATGTTGATGAAATTATCATCTTTTATCATAATAATGGAAATATTGTTGAAATTTGTACAAATGTTATTAATGAAATTAATTCTTTGTATATCCAAGCAGGAATATCCCCAAGTAGATTTGGACGACGATTACAAAAAATAAAATTTTTAATATATCGTTATGATCGTCCTACACATATTGGAATAGCGCGAATGGCGATTGCAAAATATTTATTTTTATATGATATTAATAGTAAAATAATTATTTCTGATGATAGGCGATTTCTTGTAACAAGTAATTTTAAAATTTCACTAGCACAAATCAATAGTGAAGTTGAACATAATAAAATCGTCAGTCCTGCAAAAAAAATTGATATAAGAGTAGCCGGTCCTTATCCAACACAAATTATTTTTGCGAAAGCGAATGAAATCAAAAATGTGTACAGAAATGCTTTTAAAATGAAATTTTTGGATGCATGTTTTCCAAGGATAATGGAAGATTATAATTTTGCAAATTTTACAGAATCCAACAAATCAGTTTATGTGTACAATATTGAACGGGGTACTTTAACCGAAACGGGTGGGAGTGTCGCTCGAAAACCTCCAACTAATGATGCTTTAGTTAGGATCTTTGGAAAAGACGGACAACAACAAACCAAAATCGGCGTTAAATATGCAAAAGATGAAGGTGCCAAAATCAATACCTCACCAAATGAACCTGGTAAAATTTATGTAGCAAGAGGATATCAATCAAAACATGGAGAAAAAATCAAAAAAGCAGTACCCATCAATGATGAAGATCCTAATAGAGCCACGTATAAATATTTACAAGCAGAACGAACGATACTCCCCGATAATCCAAATTCTTCCAAGTATTCTTTAGAACCAATACAATCTATAGATAAACAGATTTTGAAATTGCCCGTGGGGAAGAGACCGCAGTCATCAGACACCGATATTTATTTATCCAGAAAAGGAGGTATAAGTAGAGATTTATCAGAACATTTAGATAAAGAAGATCCAATCAAGCTGAATCCATTTTTAGTCAAAGATATTATTAGGGCGATTTATTCAAAAGTTGTACCCTCTATCTATCCATCTTTACAACAATATAAAGATCAGCGAATACAATCTACACCACACGTTCAACAACAAGAGGGTTGGACAACCATTAAAAAAAAAATCCCTATTCCGACAGATCCTCAAATAATAGATAGACAAATATTGGCATATTTCAATAGAAAAGGATTACAAATCACAAAACCATTATCTTTAGCAGAAATAGAAAGTAATGCAGAAAACTTTCATGTGAATCAAGATCCACTGTCTTTAGAAAGACATTTCACAAAACCTTATTTAGTAGAATTATTTAAAGAATTTTTAGCATCAGATGTTAAATCATTACGATATTTAAGATCATTAAGAGACAAGTATGATGAATTAAAAAAACAACAGAATGGAGTATCACAACAATTACCAGCACAACCAGAACAACAAATAAAGATTTCTCAGCCATCAAAATCTGATCCTTTTCCCATTATCTTACAACGAATCTATAATAAGATAAGCCAAAATAGAGAAATAGATTCTGAAACCAAAAAATTATTTAAAAAATATAAAGATGGAATCGATATAACGAAGAAAGATATTGGAAAAATATTGAATGATATATTCGAATGTGAAGTTAGTAAAAATTTCATTGAAAAAAAGAAAAAAGACTTTCTTTTAGAATTTTTACGAAAAAAAATCATCGAATCATAATGTATTATGAATCACAAAAATTATATAAGGGTTCATGTTCTTTTATGCATAAGAATAAAATATCCTATTTTTTTTTTGTTGTGTTTTATTAGATATGTCTTTTACAAAAGAAAAGTACTGTGACAAGCTCAATCAACTATACAACAGTAAATATATAACGGCACCAAATTTGGGTACAAATTCAAAGATTACCATAGCCAAACAAGATGATCAATTAAGCGCCGTCAAAGGTGTCATAAATGCAAAAAATTTTGATTTAAAATATTTTATTGAAGATATTAGAACTATTTTTTCTGACGACGTAATCGATAAGAAACGCATGGAAATTGAACAATATTTCAATCAATATTTAGAAAACAAACAAACTGCAAAATATAATGAGTCAAAGCCTTATGGAATCCTCATTCAAACTGATAGTAATAATAAAGTCAATAATATTGGCTTTGTAAACAACAAATTTACAGACAACAATACTTTCTTTCCTTTCTATACTTTTTTAAATTCACCCACAACAAATGAACGAGTAGAATCATGTACTTGAAGGAACCTTAACAATATCGAACCTATCGTTAAAAATATATAAAAGTTTTATTTTTATTTTTTTTTATATTATTATAAATGTCTAAAAAACAAGAATTTCCCATAATTAACAGTTCAAGAAAAATCCCACCAGTATTTCCGGCCTTTACATTCACCGATGAAAAATCGGTAAAAGATTTTCTGGTTAAAGCAAAAGATGATGGATTAATTTATAAACTTGAACAACCTGCGGACGGTGATTGTTTATTTCATTCATTTGCAACCTATTTAGGGAATCCTTCTGATTATGCCAAAATTCGAAAACAAACGATAGAATTTGAACAAACGGATCCAGAGATGTTATCAACGATAACGACATTTGGACAAGCAGTATTCCAACAACGTGCAAATACAAAACAGGAATATTTTCAAAAAATGAAAAAGAGAGGTGAATGGGGTGGAGTTCTGGAAATAATTGCTTTTTCAAATAATCATAATTTAAATGTTGTCGTTATTGATAATGATATTCGAGCACAAAATTTTAGACAAAAAATTACATTCCCAAATGATTTTAGAGCCGATAGGAGAACTATTTTTCTATTCCGTGTCAATAGAATACATTATGAGGTTGCTTGGATAAAAACACCTGAGCAAAAACAAGCACAGGACCGAATTCAAAAAGCACTCGAACAACAAAAATTATATCGACAAATGATGAAAGATAATGTATTTATACAACAGATTCAGGGGTATTCTCCAATTCCATTTTCTCAATTAAATAAACATATTTTATTAGATCTGTATAAACGACATAAAATACACCATAAATCTCAAGATTTACAATTTAAAGAAAAATTACGCGAAATAAAATCCGATAAAGGATTTCATACCACACTTCGATTTTTATTAGGTCCAGGTTTTAGTTATGAAGGACTCGATAAAGTCGTTCTTTTACAAATGTATAAAGATTATAAATCCGATCAGGATTAATTTAGCGAGTTATGAACAATTAGTAAATGACGTTGGAATCGTTACCGATTCTCCTGGTGCTAAAGTTTTTTGAACTCTGCCCGTGCAATTACTAATACATTTTTATTCCCAGAATATACAATATATATATATTGGAATATTAACATCTATATTTGTATTAGAATTATTTTGGATTTTTGCAAACATGAGTATTTTTTAAAAAATTTTATAATTTTCTAAAAAATAACACCAATAAAAATATTTTTATTATGTAATAAAAATGTATTCAACCATCAAATCCATTTCATATTTGAATGATTGTTTTTTAAAAGGAACAGAAGACATGCATTCTAAACACAAAGATGATTGTAAAAAAATACCCAAAAACACGGATAACCAATTACAATATTTAAATGCCGACCCAAACAATCCTCTCAATTGTTTAACTCATACGATGAATAAAAACTTGAGTAATAAAAAATAAGTGAATTTAGAAAACATCTTTCAATTTTATTTTTAAAACATCATATTGAGGATAATATACTAAGGGATCTATAATAAATTTATTTTGCTGAATCATAAATTTTTTGGATTTCATTGTACATGTATAAACAATAACCTCTATATCTTTATTTATGGGTAGGTCACCGTAATCGAACGCACTATAATCAAATCGATTCCACCCATAAGTTTCAAGGATCACAGATATATAAAATTTGTATTCATTATTATTTATATCTTTCCAGATGATGGTTTTTTCTCGAAATACATATTCACTTTTCTTTATTGTACATAATTCTTCTAAAACTTTTTCCATTGTTTTTGTTGTTCTTTTTAAATATTATATCAGTTTTCATTTTATACTAATTTTCTTTACCCTATAAATTGTGGATTTTAATATTTTAATTTTCCATCTGATGAATATTTTCCATAAAAATGTTCATCGACATCCCCTATTTTTTGATCTTCATCAATTAATTCAAACCAATAAATACATTGTAATCCATCTATATTTTTTAAAGAAAGCGAATTTATCATTGACCAATAAATCGATGCATATTCTCGTTGAGCGCCATCTGATCCTTCCGTTGGCCAACCGGTTTCACCGATACAAATTTTAATATCTTTAAATCCAAGTTCGGATAATAAATTCTTAATATTCTCTATTTTTTGAATAAAGAGTGTGCTTAAAGCTTCATCTAATGAATATAAATCCTGATGATGATACCAAGATAAATAAGGATAAATATTAATCATAAATGGTGTACCATATATACGATAGAATGATAAAATTTCAATTAATGGATCTCTCCATTTTTCTTGAATCATCATTTCTTCCCAATTAAAAACACTCAAAGATAAAGGGGTTGTTACTTTCATTGGCATATTCAATGACAAAACTGCTTTTTGAGTATTTTTTATAGAGTCTGTTACTTTATATATAAAATCATTCGGTAGCCATTTTGTATCGGCTTCATTACCAATTGCAATTAAATAAATTATATCTTTATATTCTGTATATGGATATAAAATATCCATTGCAGTCTCAAAAGAAACGGGTAATTCATCGTTTTGTATTGTAATAACAGCAGACGTCGTAGTTGGGCAATTTTGTTTCTGTAAATTTAATTGATTTACATCTCTCCAAAAATATTTGAAATGGATGGGGAACGAATGATTTTCATTACAAACCCATGATATCCATTGTGAATCTGGAATTTTTTTACTCATTTGTCCAGTAGCAACATTAATTCCTAATTGTAAACAATGAATATTCGATATAAAATAATTTAAAACAAAAAATAAGATCATTTTCATTTTATATTTTTATCTTTTTTATTATAACTCTTTGCTTAAAAATTGATGAAAATTTTAAAATACAAATTTATTAATGGTAGTGAATATTTATCTAACATTTTTTTTCTTTGAAAACAGATAGAATATGACGTCAATCGTTCAAGTGCAATGCTGTTTATGCCTCGATGACGTTCGAGTGCCTGTCAAGATAACGGCTTTTCATTGCCGCAAGATTCCAGGAAAATCGTCTTGTCATGATGCAAATCGAGTTTGTCTTATCTGCGCCAGAAAATACCTTTATCTTAATATTTTTCCTTCTAGCACAAGACCCGATTCCCAAAAATGCCTGTTCTGCCCTACAACTGTTGATCCTCGTTTTCTAAACGCTCAAAATGCCTATGAAAAAGATTTCATGCTCATGTCTATCATGTCACGCAAAGACTATCCCTGTTTCCACTCGGAATTGGGATGTGTTTTTCAAGGCGGTCAGAACGAGTTGGATCGTCACATGCAAAACCAATGCCAGTACAGGATGACCAGGTGTGAATGTGGTTATTTTTACAAGGTTATCGATGGACCTCAACATTATCAAGAATGGATAGTTGCTGAAAGAATGGATGCTCATATTGTCAAGCATAAGGCTGCGCGATGCACCTACTGTGTCGAGATTTTTCCCGAATCAATATTTGATGCCCATAAAGAAAAATGCCCATATAAGCCTCAGAGTTGTGAACTTTGCCACGTGAGTATTTCCAAAAAAAACATGAGGGAGCATTTGATGAGTCATGTGACCAAGGCATCCCAAGAGGTACAGAGTTTTGTGAATCAACTCACCAATGCAAGCGATTTTTTGAAGGCCGCAACGCAGGCTTTAGGACAATTCCAAGACTCTTAAACAAAATAGATTCAATGAAAAAATCCCAAATAAATAAATGGATAGTAAAAATGAACAAAGTTCTGATAATGGCGAAAACCCCATAAAAGGTGCAGGTCGAAAACGAAGGAATCGAGGTACTAAAAAACCTTCAGTTGAACCCATAGCACCTGTCGCACCCCCTGGTCCCGCTATTTCGGTTAATCCCGTTGCACCTATTGGAGGCAGTAAAAAACATAGAAAACGAGGAGGCGGTGGAAATCGAACTCCTGCAAATCCTGTCGCTCCGACTGCTTCAGTAGAACCGGTCATTCCAATTGATCCGATTGCCCCCGTGGAGGGAATTAAAAAACGTAGAAAACGAGGAGGTCGTGGAAATCGAGGTAAATCTTCTATTATAACAAAAACAGATGATAATCAAGGGCCTAAAAATGATACAGGTGCAGGTGAGATGGAAGGTGGTGGCCAATCTGTAAAATCACAAACACCTCTTAAAAAAGAAAGTAAACAAAAAAGTACACGTAAAATGACAGAAAAAATTATTGGTTTACAAACCTTTTCATATACTATGAATCACGAAAAATTTTTGGTGTCTTATATTAATCAATTACAATCCATAGATTTTGTATGGAGTGATTTTACAGTATTGATCCCTTCAATGGAAAAAACACTCGATGATGATGATCGGTGTTATTCGTTTCTAATCAATATATTTACTTATTTACGACTTGACGTTAAAAATATAATTATTTTCTACCACAGGTCGGGAAACATAGAAAGGGTGTGTAATCGTTTGTACGATATGATACGAGGATTTTATTCAAAATCAAACATCGAAGAAGATACCTATATTCATAGAATAAAAAAGATAAAATTTGTCGTGTATGATTATCAAAATCAACGACATATAGGTATCGCAAGGATGGCTATTGCCAATTATTTATTTACGATTCCGGATAATAAAAAAATTATAATTTCGGATGATAGACGATATTTAATGACCAACAGCGTTGACGATTTTGTAAATTCATTAAAAGAAATAGATGAACTCGTCGATCAACAAAAAATAGTGACCCCAGCGAAAACAATTTCTTCGAAACTCGAATCGACTCGTTATCCGACACAAATTGTTTTTGCAACGAGTGGAACCATTAAAAATGTCTATAGAAAAGCATTTGAAGAAGATGATCTTTTAGCCTGTTTTCCAAGGATTATGGAGGATTATAATTTTGCGACGCTTATCCCAAAAGAAACACAAGTGCATTATACACATAGAATGAAAAGACAAACAAAGGCAACAAACACAGAAAAAAGTGAAGCCCGAAAAGTATTGGATAATGCACAGATAGCTAAAATATTCGGATCATCCGGACAAGAGCAAACGAAACATGGTATTCATTTTGCAGTCCAGAGAGGAAAACCCATAAAAACTAAAAAACGAGGGAAATACAAAGTAGCGAGAGGTCATACTTACGATGAAACAGATACAGTACCCTATGCTTGTTCTATACAGGGAAATGCTGATTGTAATAAATCCACTATTAAATTTTTAGATGCCTATCACGGTCAAGGTAATTTTACAAAATATTGGTTGGATTCGATTCAAGATATTCCAGTTCAATTATTACAAAAAAGACCAAAATCTAGTATAAATAAAAGTTCTTTAATTAAAGATCCTACAGCATCTGAAATAAAAGATGAAGAAGAAGCACCCCTTCAAAGATATATATCGGCTGAAGAATTAGAATCCAAGTTAAATCCATTTACGAAAGCAGATATAATAAATGCGATTTACAAAAGAATAATTCCTTCCTACCCAATTCCTTTAAAAGACGTCGATTATGATCAACAAATCCAGGATCAAAAGAAATCACAAGAAACCTCTACAACTCAGAAACAACAACGGCAACAAAAAATGGTACAGAAAATTCAGGGAATTTCAAAATTATTTTTGGATGCAGAAATCAGAGAATTTTTTTATCAACGAGGGATGCGTATTACGAAGCCTTTATCTTTTCGACAAATTGAAGAATCAGAAATCGATTATGATCCTGACCCTTTCAAATTAAAAACATTCACTAAACCTTTTCTAGCGCGATTATTTAAGCGATTTTTACATTCTAATCGATCGTTTGAAGATTTAGAAAAATTTGTTATTTTGTATAAAAGTTTTAAAGAAGAAAATATACCGGCAGAAGAAGCCGAATCTCATATACAGCAATTATTAATTCAACAAAAAAAGTAATTATTTAAAAAAATAGATTAATAAAAATGTCTGTTACATATCCATTTCTGATTGTAGGCGCAGGACCCGGAGGATTGATGGCGGCTCTTGAGTTAGGATCATTATTTCCAGATAAATCAATTTTGATCCTTGAAAAAAATCCCTTTACTTTAGAAAATTATCTCGCAAAAGATTTTGGTAAATTATCGCATTATTTAGATGCAATGAATGATAAACAATTCAGTGAAACCCTGATCTCTACGGAAAAAAAAACAGTTTGGTTCGGAAAAGGGAATGGGGGCGGAACCTTACATTTTGGTTTACAATTCATTAACACTCCAGAGGTCATTGAAAAATCGTATCCTGAATGGAAAAACGATTTTGTTCGCGTCACTGAAATCTTGAAACCTCAAGGATATAAGGAACCTCCATCTGATGCTTGGAAAGAAATTCAAGGAGTTTTAGAAGCCAATCAAGATAGTGCGTATAAAGTGTATT